TAAATTCAATGGCTTAATTCAAGTAATTGGTGCAGCAAGTGGAGTAGTATCAGCTAATGCAAGTGCATACATTACACCAGTAACAGCAGTAACAGTAGCTAACATCATTTCAGTTTTACAAGCTACTTATGCAGCTATACCAGTTGCAATTTTAGACAAAGAAGATCTTAGAATCTTCATTGGTACAGATTGGAGTAGATTATATCAAACTGCTTTAGTTAATGCTAACTTATTTAACTTTGTTCCAAGCGCAGATTCTTTAGGAGAGTACTACTTACATGGTACAAATGTTAAGATAGTGCCAGTACCGGGTCTAAATGGAACAAACAAAGCATACGCGCTAAGAACATCTAATATGTTCATGGGTGTAGATTTAGAGAACGAAGAGGAAGAACTAAACGTATGGTATTCTCAAGACTATGATTCAGTTTACATGAGAATGAAATTCAAGTTAGGAACTCAAATTTCACAACCAACTGAAATCGTAAAATTCATTGTATAATCTAAGGGGGTTAATAGCCCCCTTTTTAAACTAAAAGGAGATAAATAAAACATGGCTTGTGCAATAGTAAGTACATACGCTTTAGATTGCAAAGATGCAGTCGGAGGTATTAAGAATATATATGTTACAGAATTAGCTAACATTACAGCAGTAGCTGAAAATGCAAGCGGATTTGTAACTGCAATAACTAAGTCGGGTGGTTCAAAGTATTATAAATATGCTTTATTACCTCGTGCTAAAAACGATTTCACTCAAAATATTATGGCAGACCCCGCATTGGGTACTGTTGCCTATGAGCAAACTATAAATACTAACTTCACTAAATTAGGTTATGTTTCTCAATTAAAATTCCAAACAATCATAGCAAATAGATGTTCGGTAATTGTAGAAACTAAATCAGGCCAATACTTTTTGTTTGGCAAAGAAAATGGAGTTGAAGTAAGTGCAGGTAGTGGTAATTCAGGTGCAGCAATGAATGAATTTAATGGTTATGTTTTAACATTCACTGGAATGGAAAAGGCATTAGCTAATGAAGTTGATTCGAGTATTATAGCAGCATTGCAAACTTAAAATTATTATTCATAAGAATTAAAATTAGCCACTCTTAAATGGGGTGGCTTTTTTTTTAGCAAAATTTTCAAACACTTATATATATAGGTAGTGATAAGAATTAGACAAGAGGAGGCTCAAAATATTTATGTGACTTTAACCGAGAATAAAGTCGGAACAAGTCCATATTATTTATTGGAATGTACAAACCAAGTAACAAATGATATTTCATATTGTATTATATTTGATGACCAGAGTGAATATAAAGAAAGGTATAATGATTTTTTTATATTTTTAGACACTACTAATGCTAATAAAGGTTTAGATAAAAGTTTATACTTACCTTATAGTGGTTTTTATACTTACGTTATCTTTGAAACGACATTAACAGAAGAAACATATAATGATTTAACCGAAGCAGAAGAAGCAGCAGGTGCAGTATTAGGGCAATTAGAAACTGGCTTACTTTGGTACATTCCAACTGCACAAAATAATACAGAATATAATCCAGCCGATTCAACTACCTTTGTTTACACACCACAATAAATGACAGATAAAAAAGAATATAATCCGAGTGTAATGGTTCTTAAATTTACGAATGATAAAGTGCCTACATTTGTTGAGCCTAAGTCTTCGCAAAGATTAAAGTATGTAAAGTATGGAGAGAATAATAACTACCCTAACTTTTTACTTACATTATTCAACCGAAGCGCAAAGCATAACGCAATATTAACAAGCAAGCAGCAATACATAACAGGTCAAGGGTGGATGTTTGATGAATTAGGAATGGAAGGCGAAGAAGTAGTTGCATTGAAAGCATTTATTGATACACCTAATCCTTACGAAACACTAAAAGACTTACTTAATAAGACAGACTTAGATTGTGAAATATTTGGAGGTTGTTATCTTAAAATTGTAAGCGACAAAAAAGGTGGTATTTCAGAAATTTATCACGTTAATTATTGTGATGTAAGAAGCACAGAAGATAACAGCGAATTTTATATAAGCGATAAATGGTTAAATAGCGAAGGTGGCGAAAATACAAACATCAAAGAAGATGAATATAAGACCTTACCACCATTCGACCCAAGTTTAAAGAAGCTACCAAGTGAAAGTATATATTATTACAAGTCGTATAGACCTAACATCAATACTTATACATTACCAGAATACATTGGTGCAATTCCTGCAATTATTACTGATGCTGAAATAGCAAATTTTCACAGAGCCGAAATTCAAAATAGTTTCAAAGGTTCTAAAATGATTGTGTTTAAGAATGGTGTACCTTCAGATGAGGAAATGAAGTCAACAGAACGCAAGTTAAAAGCTAAGTTCACACCAACAGACAATGCAGGTAGTATAGTAATTGATTTTGTGGATGACCCTCAAAGAGTACCAGAAATTTTAGACCTTGCAGCAGGTGATTTTGACAAGAAATACGAAGCATTAAATGATACGATACAACAAGAAATATTTGTTGGACATAAAATCACATCACCAATGTTATTTGGCGTAAGAGTGGAGGGGCAATTAGGTGGGCGCAATGAAATGGTTGACGCTTATAACCTATTTTCGAATACTTATATCACTCCAAAACAAAGAATACAAGAACAAATTTATAATCTATTTGCACCAGTTAAAGGCAAGCTAAAAATTAAAGCATTAGAACCAATTATGCCAAGTTTTAGCGAACAGATATTAACTCAAATTCTTACTAAAGATGAGATGAGAGATATTATAGGTCGTAAGCCTTTAGATGTTCAAACTAATGTAAATTCAACTATTAGTGATGCTTTAAATTCATTAAGTCCATTAGTAGCAAATAAAGTATTAGCTTCATTAAGTCAAGATGAAATAAGAAGCATAGTAAATAAACCACCACTACCACCTAATGCAATTATCCCAACTGATACACCAAGTCAATTTTCTAAATGTGAACATGATGAATTAGCAGATGATGATTTAGACTTTAGTATCTTTCAAAAGTATGGTGAACCTATTGAAAACTTTGTAAGTATTAAGCATAAGAAATTCATGTTTAGTACACAACAATTTGCATTGACAAAACAAGATAATGGGGTATTAGATTTGATTCAGAAAACACCTAATATCACGATTGAAGATTTAGTTAAGATTTTAAAAACAGATAAGACCTCAATATTAGAAAGTTTGACAGCATTAGGGGATGAAGGTTTGATAGATTTAGATAAACAAGGTAAAATAAGTTTAACAAAGTCGGGCGCAAATAAAGTAGTGCCAAGTTTTGAAGAGTTATACATACGTTATAGATACATTCTAAGACCCGATGCACCTGCTTTAGTTAAAGGTGGTACAAGTAGACCTTTTTGCGAATCAATGATGGCTAACCCTCGTTATTTTTCAAAGCAAGATATTGAAATGATTGGCCAAGAATTAGGTGCAATATATGGAATACCTAACTATGATGCTTTTCGTAGGCGAGGTGGTTGGTATCACGACCCAAAACAAGATGTAAATTTACCTTTTTGCAGACATATTTGGTCGCAAGAATTAGTTAAAAAATTAAGATAATGGCAAAGGCAATATTTTTAAGTGAAGCAACATTAAAAGCAGAAAGTATTTTGCAAGATAATGTAGATATGAAAGTAGTTACACCGACTATAATTGATGTACAATCATTTTATATACTTCCAATTTTAGGGACAGCACTTTATAATGATTTTGTGGCACGAATTATAGCAGGGACTTTGAGTGATTCTTACAAATTATTACTTGATACTTATATCACTCCGACTATGGTATGGTATGTTCGTTATGAATTACCTTTAAACATCAATTATAAGTATTTTAATAAGGCAGTAGGAGTTCAAAATGCCGATAATATGCAACCTGCAAGCATTGATGAATTAAATGTAGTAATGGATAGGGCAAAGAATAAAGCTGAATGGTATGCAGAGAGATTAACTAAGTATTTATACTCTAATCAAACTACTTATCCTTTGTTTTTAAATCAACCAAATGCAAATATTGACACTATTTTCGCAAAAAATACAAACTATACTAATGGAATGGTATTAGATGACAATATGTGTTGCATGGGTAAATTTAATTTCACAGATATACCAATAAGTCCAAGTGTAACTGGTAGAGGTTGCACATTTTGCTAATGAATAAAGGAGTAAACAAAATAAATATCGAAAAGTTACAAGCATTTATAAAACAACAAAATGGAGTTCATAACACTAAACCAAGTCCTAAACATACTAAGAACAATTTGCAGCAATCATGCCCAAATAAATAGTTTTATTTTCGGACAAATAAGTGAGATTAGTGCAAGTGAGCAGGAGAAATATCCATTAGTTTGGTGCGATGTAAATGATAGTTTAATGTCAGAAAGATTATTCAGTTTGAATTTATCCTTATGGATTTTAGACATTCAAAGAGAAGATAATACAAACGAAATTGATGTAATAAGTGATACATTAAGCATAGGCAGAGATTTAGTAGCAGCATTGAATAATCCATTATATCAAGATTACTTTAATGTAAGTTTTGATGTAAGTTTTAGTCAAGTTCGTGAGGGTATGCCCGATGTAGTAGATGGATGGAAATTAGATTTAAGTCTACAATTAATGGAGTTAAACGATAGATGTCAAATACCAACAATATAAACAATAATTAATATTTATAAATATGAGTACAGCATTAGAAAAAATTAGCGGAATAGGTGGTTTTAAAGTAGTATCTGACACCACAAGTTATACTGGTCTTCAAGTAGAATCAATAGTAGTAAATGCGGATTGTGTTTTTACTGAATTTTACATCAATGATGTAGATATGTTATCGACTAAAAGACTTTCAGGTGTAACAATTAAACAAGGTATGTATTTACCTACTGACCCTGGTTATAAAATAACAAGAGTAAAACTAGCAAGCGGTTCTATAATTAAATATTTCTAATATGATTGGTAATTCAATTGGAGTAAATAATTGTAGATTTTTTGGCGGATTAGATTCAAATGCAGCGGCACTAATAACAGCAGCAGGGATAACTAATACGACACAGATAAATGCAATAAATAATATTTTTAAAGATTTAAAAGGTCAAGGAACTAACAACTCTACTTATGACTTTTACTCACGATTAACTGCTTTTTGGTTATTTGTTGGTGGTTCAGCTGCTGCACATAAATTCAATGCAAAAGACCCAAGAGATTTAGATGCTGCTTATCGTTTATCATTTAGTGGTGGTTGGACACATGATAGTAATGGAAGTAAAGGCAATGGAACAAATAGCTATGCAGATACTTTTTTGGCTCAAAATATCATATCAAATTCAGGCAATGGAATGTCTGTTTATTTTAGAGAAAATACTAAACGTAATGAAGTTCAAATAGGTTACGTTAATCGTTCAACATTTGATTCAACTGAAATTGGTATGGCATGGACTTTAAACAATAAGGCTTATATTGGCAATAAATCAGGACAACAGTTTGGTGCAAATACATATACTAATGTAAATGGCTTAATTCGATTGAATAGACATTCGGGAAGTGCTTATAGACTTTATAGAAATGGCTCACAAATAGAATTAATAACAGCAACGGCTGTAACCGATAATAATACTAATACGATAGTTATTGGTGGCGAGAGGTGGACTGCAGGGAATGTTGTTGCAAATTATTCAGATAAGACCTTTTGTTATGCAGATATAATGACATCAAATTCATTAAGCGCAGCCGAAGAATTAGTATATTATAATTGTATTCAAGCGTTTCAAACCGCATTAAGTCGTAACGTATAATGAAAGTATTTAAATTAACAGCAGCACAGAAAAAACAATTATTAGGAGTTGAATTTACTACTGATAATTATTTCAATCCTTTCTTAAATGGGGATGGCAATTGGGTTATTTCAAGCGAAGAAGTAAACCAAACAACAAACGAAAATTTTACATGGGTAAAAGATTTACCCCAAATAGAATACATAAAACCAACAGAAAATTAAAATATAACCTCATTATATGCCTCATAGAATTTTAGACATATTAGCATCATTAACATTATTAGGCTCGATTGCCTTAATCGAAAAACATCATTTATTATTTGCTTCAATAGCTTCTATTTGCACTATTGTTTATTGGATTTATCGTTTCACAAATTGGATTTTTAAAAAAATTATCAAAGATGCCTGAATTTGACTATATGTTATTAGGAATATTATTTGCTTTACTTAGTGGATATTGCAGAGCAATGTTCGAGTGTATTATATTATTTGATTCATTGTTTGAAAAGCATGGATATTCTGAATGGTGGTCGTATAAAAGATTTATTCGACTTAAAAAAGGTTATTGGGGGCGAACATTCCCGAACGATGGCGGCCACAGAATAAAATTAGTAGAATTGTTTTTTGATGGATTAGCTTGCGTTTGTTTTGCTTATTCATTCAGTTTGATACTAACTAACTTTATATTAATTGGACTTGCCACAATCGTATCTTATGGCTTAATTAAGTCATTCGGATTTGAACAAACATTTAAAGAAAAGAGATGATACAAAGAATTGACAATTTTATCAAATACCTATTGTCATCACTTGATAATTCTAGTGTTGGGGCGAGTGGTAAAAAGCTAACAGCATTAAGTATTACAATTGCTTATTGTTTTGCTCACAGATATGTAGATAGTGCAAATTTAACAAGTGTATTGGCAGTTGATGGGGGTTTGATAACCGCACTATTTGCGACTAATGTTTATGAAAAAACTAAAATGAATAACAATGAAAACGGGAACTAAAGGTATTGAATTAATCAAACAATTTGAGGGATGTTCTCTAAAGGCTTATGCAGACCCAAAAACAAAAGCTGAGCCTTATACTATTGGTTATGGTAATACTTATTATAAGGATGGTAGCAAGATTAAATTAGGGGATAAAATTACCCAACAACAGGCCGAAGATTTGCTTTTAGATTTATTGCCAAAATATGAAGCAATAGTAAATAAAAACGTAACAATAGACTTAACACAAAATCAATTTGATAGTTTAGTTTGTTTTGCGTGGAATTGTGGCAAATCAGAAACCTTATTCAAATTAGTAAATACAAAAGCGCATGATGAACTTAAAACATGGTGGGTAACACATTACATCAATAAAGGCACTCCAGTTGAAAAGGGATTGACAAGAAGGCGAACCGCAGAAAGAGATTTGTATTTTAGTATTTAACACTTATATTTGCAGAGGTAGTTTTCCATAGTAGTAATCGTTTAATTGTAAAAAGCCTATCATTAATTTGGTGGGCTTTTTTATTATATTTGCTGCATGAAAACTATTACAGAAATAAAAAAAGCATTACATTTACATTTTTTTAAATTTAGGTTTAAAAAAGGCAATAATAATTATTATCAATGTAGATGTGGGGCAAAAAGAGTTAATTCAAATGAAGGATGTTATTCGCCAATTGATTGGACATGGTTAAGAAACTAAATATGAAATCTTATTTTACTTTAAAGCTATTAACTAACATAAGCATATTTGTTATGTTACTTTGCTCAAGTTGCCTATACACAAAGAAAACAGCAATAGATAAATTTTGCAAACAAGATAGTGTAGTAGTTTCAGTCTTAGTTCATGATACATTTTATGTAAAAGAGATTTCAGTAGATACATTCTTTAAAGCAAGTATTGATAGTTTCACGATTATAAAAGACCGATTAGAAATTCGCTACAAAAAAGTAGGTGAAAAAATATTTATACAAGGCAATTGCAAAGGGGATACAATCTATAAAACTAAATTCGTAAATATTCAATTACCAATTTTAAAACCTAAGTTAGAATGGTATCAAACATTTTATATTAAAGTTCGTGATTGGTTTGCAGTCATTGGATTAATAGCCATATTGATAGGATTGGGATTGTTATTCCCTATTAGAAAATAAACCCCTCATGAGATAGTATCTCACGACCGACTCGAAAGAGTTTCATAGCCTCAAAAGTAACATTTTGGGGCTTTTTTATTTCTATTTTGAAAAATATTAGCTTGATTTATAGTAAGTTAAAAAATAAATCTTGCATGATATTGTATAATTGTCGTACAATTGTACCAACAAATAAGGGAAACAATATGAAATATACTTTAGTAAACGAAAACACAACAAATGCAATGAGATTACAATCAATAGGAAATGTATTAGGAACACCTGCCATTAAAATTAAAAAAGGTGATAGTTTAATGTGGAACTTTGGCGCAGTTGAAGTTGTAGAAAATATTTTAAAACAAACTGAAAAAATGATGATAATTTCAATTTCATATAATGGAAAACTATATGAAAGAAAATTAGCAAAAAGTAGATTAGTTTGTATATTGAATTAATTATAATGGGGTGCAGCATCCAAACAACTGCAAAATTAACATGACACGAATAGAACTAACAAAAAAGAACCGAGAGAAGATTGCCACCGATAGCAATTTAAGGTCTAAGTTATCAGCCGACTTAGGACATCACGAAAGAACCATTCAAAGGTGGGCTACATCAAACAGCCCTAAACTAACTACTGAAGCCTTTTTAATGATATTTAAAAAGCACACTAATTGGTTTGAGCCGCTAACTAAGGAAGTAAAAATTAAACAACTAATAGAGCATTAAAATTATGGAAAAACTACTAAACAGACTGATTTATGGCGAAAAGACGATTGCCATAACAGCAAAATCAAAATCAAACACAATTTTAGCACGATATGAAAGGGTACAGCGACTCCGAAACATTGCAATAGATGATAAGACTATTTGCAAAGTAAAACAAGCTAATAGACTACTTAAAGAACTTACAACAAAACTAAACCAAATTAACGATTACCAAATTTTAAACTTAAAC